GGAAAATACTTTTTTTCATAAATCATGGCCAATGCCACATCAAGTAACAACTGCTGGTGAATTAATATTAAAGAATGATATTTTAACCACGGCACTAGGTGTGGATGTAAAAATACCTCACCCACACATACATAATAAAAATTTATTTTATGATGTTGTTATTCGTGAAAATGAACAAGGTAATAGTGGACCAGAAGATTTAGCCATAGTTGATTTTAAATTTATTAATAATTTAGAACATATTAGATGGCCTTTGTCAGAAAAACATGAAGCACAGGCTTCGCTTTACCTTGAAGCTTTTGAAAAGAAGCGAGATTCTTTTTATTTTTTAGATGATGACGCTGGTAGAAATACTATTTTTTATTTTATTTTTAGTGATGGTGTGAACGTTCAGACTTATTCAAATAATAATTATAAAGATAGATGGAAAAAAGTTGCATGACACAACGCAAGAAAAAAACTACATTAATACAACGATTAACAGATGAGTTTTTTCGTTTACGACCAAAAGTTATGCGTGACCCACGGACCAAGGCTGAGCTCTTGGTCAGGGCACGGTATCATAGAGTTGAAGATATAATTAGAAAGCGCTATGGTAGTATCTATATTCAAACGGTTTTGAATGTTGGTGATATTATAGTTGATGAGGAGGGTAAAGAATATGATATGTTTCAATTGCAAAGGGAATGGATATCTAAGGCTAAGGTTCGAGGGTGAAGAAGCGATCGAACAATGCAAAGTTTGTGACTCGCAGGGCGAAGTTAAGGATGATGAATACTATAGCCAGTCTTGGGACGACGGCGCAGGCAACCCTACCATCTACTACGGTCCGCCGCTTGACGCACAAGGAGATGAAGGCTTTAAAAACTACAAAATTTATCCCATCGAGCCCAGTGTCGACAGTACGTAAAGGCAAAGTTCCTTTTTAGTTGCGTAAGCTTCATTAATATACTATCCTTTGGGGCGAGAAATATTTTTTCATTTTTCACTCCCGAGAGTGTCCCTGCACTAGCTGATTGTTAGGTGGGGACACATAAAAGGAAAGGATAGTATGGCTGTTGGTTTATTAATTAAAGGAGCAGGTGCCGCAATAAAGGGCATTGGAAAAGCTTTAAAAGGTAAAAAAACTAAAGATCCTACCAAAGGTGCAGCTTCTGCATTTGTGAAAAGAAGAAAACAATTATCTCAAAAACCAAAAAAATCTCAAAAAGGTAAAGCATTAAAAGCTGGTGTGGCTGTTGGAGCAGGCGCATATGCAGCAGGTCAAATAGCTAAAGAAACTAAAAAACTTAAAAAACCCAAAACAATTAAACCTAAGTTAGGTCTACCTCCTAAAAGATAATGGCTGACCATCAAGAAATACTAAGGCAACGTGATTTGTTGGACACGATCCTCGCCTCACGGACCAATCAGTATGATCGGATTGAAAATATGAAAATTATGGATTCAATATATTTTAAAAAGAAACTTCCGAGTAATGTCGTGTTGTTTCCGTTACAAAGGATTAAACGATATGTCCATAGAACTACCAAGAAGCCCGATAAAAAAGGTTAGTAAGTGCAATAAATGCGGAGATGTCTCCGTAGAATTTTTCAATAAAATATTTGACAGAACTTATACCTCTGATGAATGGAATGTCATCATGTCAGAAGGCACAAAAGCATTGGAAAAAGCATTACAATTAGTGCGCAACGACCCTAAGTTTTTTGCTTAAACCTCCATTTGTATAGATGTTTTTACCCTCATCATGTTGTAAGGTAAATCATTAGACACCCGTGTTACCGTGTTACCATGTAACTTACAGCAGAATACTTAGGTTTTTAGGTAACATATACATATCTTTTCATGTTACCTCATGTTACCAAATATTGTTATTTTACGAAAAAAACTCGCATTTTGCATAATTTTTTATTATATTGAATTACTTTGGAAAAAACATCTATGGAAAGTAAAGAATTAACAACAGTCGAAATACCAGTTGCTATATCAGATACTTTGTACAAATCTAAACTTACAAAGAGACAGAGAAACTTTGTTTTACTTTTAGTGCATAGTGAGGGTGCAAAGTCTGCATCACAATGTGCATACGAAGCAGGATACGCCAAGAATAGTTGTAGGATTACGGCATCTGAGCTGCAGAACCCACGCCTGTTTCCAAAAGTTGTTGAAGCAATAAATGCTGAGATTTCTGCAAATTCTGAAAGATATAAATGTACAACAGAGAGGTCTCTTGCAGTCCTTCAACGCATTAGAGATAGGGCCATTGATAAGGATTTGTTAGGTAACGCTGTTGCAGCAGAGCGTGCCAGGGGAGAGTTGGTTAATCTTTATGATAAGAAACTTACTGTCATGCATGGATCTATTGAACAAATGTCTAGAGCAGAGGTTGAACAAAAGATTAAGGATATGATGAAGCAATATGATATTACAGACGAAGTTCAAGAAGTAGATGAAAATTTAATTGAACATACTGCTTGACTATCTAATTAGTTGGGAGTATATAGGGTTTAGGTCAATTAGCAGGAGCATACAAATGACTAGTCCCTAAACTAGTTGACCTGTAAAAAAGGAGAAAGTTATGCATATTGATAAATACGTAGTGAATAATATTGGTACAAAGTGGACTAATGGTAAA